TTTTAAAACTACATCGGGTACAGGTGTTCTTTTATGTGAAGGTCATTCTTACACTTTATGGTCAGATGGAACTAATGTTTATAAATCTTCAGAACTAAGAAAATGGAGAGCAATCTCTAGTGCTGAAACAGTTCAAGGTGGAGCACAAGTTTTAGTAAATACAAACGGTGGGGCAGTTACAGTAACTTTACCCGCATCACCTGCTATAGGAGATGAAGTTTCATTTATGGATCAAGGATACGATTTCAATACTAACGCATTAACTGTTGGGAGAAATTCTTCTAATATAGCTAATGCAGCAGCCGACCTAGTTGTTAATACTCAAGGCGCTGGTTTTTCATTAGTTTACTCAGGGGACGCTACTACCGGTTGGACATATAGGGAGAAATAAACCATGGCTAATTACGAAGCTACTAGGTACGATTTCGACGGTGCTAACCTTACTGATATTGAAGGAGTTAATACAGGAATAATTATTCCTTGGACTTCAACATCTGTTCCATCGGGTTTCTTAGAATGCACTGGAGCAGCAGTTTCAAGATCCACTTATTCAGACTTATTTGCAGTTGTAGGAACAACGTATGGTGCAGGTGACGGTTCATCAACTTTTAATATTCCTGACCTACAAGATGCTGTAGTTGTAAATAAATCACCAGCTAAAGCTTTAGCTTCTACAGGTGGTGCTAATACAGTAGCTAGTACAGGAAATATATCTGGTAGTTTAGCAAACACTACTATATCTGAAGCTATGCTTCCTGATCATACACATGGACAGGGTTTTGGTCCAGATGCAGCAGCGGCTCTTCAAAACAATATGGGTATGGGACAGTCTGCATTAAGAGGTAGTTTTGCACCTTTTAGTTCTCCTCCAGTTGGAGGAGGTGGAGCACACACTCATCCTTTATCTGGAAGTGTTTCAGGAACGGCTACATCTGTGTTACAACCGTATTTAGCATTAATATATGTGATTAAAACGTAAGGAATTATTATGGCAAACTATGAAGCAACTAGATATGATTTTAACGGCGGGAGTTTAACTGGTATTCAAGGTGTGAATACTGGATTAATTGTTCCATGGTCGGACGGAACTGTACCTTCAGGTTTCTTAGAATGCGCTGGTGCTGCTGTAAGTAGATCAACTTATTCAGACTTATTTGCAGTTGTTGGTACTACTTATGGAGCAGGTGACGGTTCATCAACTTTTAATTTACCTAATTTACAAGATAATGTAGTATTAGGAAGATCACCTGGCAAAGCTTTAGCTACAACAGGAGGATCAAATACAGTAGCTTCTGCAGGAAATGTATCTGGTACTATAGGAAACACTACTTTATCTACAGCTCAAATCGCAGCTCACTTTCACCCACATGATACAGGAGCAGCAACTATTTTTGGAAGAAATGGATTAGGTGGGATGGTTTCTTCGGCTATAACGGGTTCACCAGGTAATCCAGTTTCTTCTCAAGCAACTGGAGGAGGCGGAGGACATACTCATGGCAGCTCCTTAGCATTATCCGGAACAGCTTCATCAGTGTTACAACCTTATTTAACAATAAAATATATTATTAAGACTTAGGAGAAAAAATGGCAAATTACGAAGCAACAAAATATGATTTTTCAGGAGCGAACCTTACAGGTATTCAAGGTGTTAATACTGGAATAATAGTTCCTTGGAGTGATGCCTCTATTCCATCTGGTTTTTTAGAATGTGCCGGTGCAGCAGTTTCAAGATCAACTTATTCAACTTTATTTGCAGTTGTCGGCACTACTTATGGGGCAGGTGATGGTTCATCAACTTTTAATTTACCTAATTTAACAGACAAGTGTTGTATATCTACTTCTCCTTCTAAAGCTTTAGCTTCAAGTGGTGGCGCTAATACAGTAACTTCTACGGGAAATATAACTGGAGGAGCTTCACCTCACAGTTTAGCTACCCCTGAATTGCCTTCGCATGCACATACTTATAATTCAGGTGGAGGATCTGGTGCTAATGGATCTCAATTTGCTAGGTCGGAAACCACTACTGCCGCTGTTGGAACAGGTGATATTCACACACATAATGCTTCAGCTAATTTTGTAGGTGGATCAGATTCTGTTTTACAACCTTATTTAACTTTGATATACATTATTAAAACTTAAGGAGATTTAAAAAATGTCAAAACATGGTTTATGGACAATTATAATAGATGATAAAACTGTGATTAAAAAAACAGAAGAGTTTTCAATTTCATCAGTTAAAGCATTAAAAATAGATAATGACTCTTTTTGGTCACAGTCTAAATTTAATAATATACATGCAATTCAATTTTCAGATGATGGTGTGGATAATGATCAAGTAGAGTATAAAGATAACAGCCCTAATAGTTCTTATGACGAAAATATTTTAGGAAATTTTAGAACTGAATTTATATCTAAATGGGATTCTGTTTATTTAACTGAATTACAACATAACTGGGATAACAACGATAAAGATACTAATGGAGAGATATTAGTAGATGAAACAGTTGAAGCTAAAACAATAAGATTAGGCGCAAGACCTACAAGCTATACTTCAGCTTAATTATACAAGCAATAACCAAGACGTAACAATATATTTATCTTTGTCTAAAGGAGGGTTTCCTCTGTGAATGTAAGGAAATGTTGCAGGCCAAATTGCTATTCTACCAACTCTTGTATCTACTCTTTGATTGTGGTGTAAAAATTCTGTTTCACCTCCTTTAACTTCATTTAGATAAATAGTAAAAGCTAGTATTCTATTAGCTGTGTGGTTATTATGTTTTCTTTCAACATGCCAAACATGATAGCCTTGTCCAGGAGAAGTTTTTTGAATCTTTATTGATGTATAAGCTAATTCATGAAAAGGTGTATGATATTCTAAAATACTTGTTTCTTTTAAATAGTGATCCAAAGCTTGTTTAAAATTTATAGTTAAAAAATTTAAATCCATTTCTTCAAAATGTTGTATATTTTCTCTATCTATCACTGCACTTTTATCCTCTATTAAATGTTTAGGTACTGGATGATATTCTTGTCTTTTTAAAACTTTATTAAATTTTTGTTGTTTATTAAAAAGGTCCAAGACTTTTTTACATAAAGTTTTATCTATGTATCCATCATAGATACCTATGAAATCTTTTATAGTTTCTGTTCTTTTTATAATTTTTTTCTTCATATTTAAAAATAATTAAAGTTTAGAATATATCTTATATCAGTGTTTTTTGGTACTACTGTTCTATGTGGAATATTGCTATCAAAAAGCAAGAGTTGGTTTTCTTTTGAGTGTATAATAATTTCTTTGTCTTCAATTTTTAGTTGAGTCCCTCCATCTGAATCTGTAAAATTAAGTATACCCGTATTACATATAAATGGATAATCCGTATGATAATTACCTGTATCTTCAATAAACAATTGATTTATAAACATATTGACTCTTGCTTCAATTATGGACTTGGCTTTTAATTTTAAAAGAATTGGGTACATATAATTATAATGCATTTCTGAATCATTAATAAAAAAATCACAGAAAATATTATTTGTAAAATATCCTTTATCTGTAGGAGTATTTGGACCAGTAGAACCTTGCATTTTTCTCCAAGGAAAATTTAAATGTGTAACAGTCTCTTTTAATCTTTTGTAAAAAGTTTTATCTAAAAAATTTTCTATAACCCTATGTTTCATATTTTACAATCTCCTTTATTATCTTTATAAGGTCCATTTTGATCTACATAATGAAAAAATACTTGCGGGTTTTCAACTCCTTTAAAGGGTTTTCTTCCATGTAAAACTTCACAACCTAGATACATTATAGCATCTCCTATTTTCATATCCATCCAATTATTATTAAAATGTATAGGCCATTTTGTACTGCAGTTATCAATACAGGCACTTATACTTATTTCACAAGAAGGTCTATCTGTATGATTTTTTAAAGTAGATCCGTGTATATAATATCTCCAATAGGCATATGTTTCATGTAATTTTAAACCTGATATTTTTTCTGCTTTATTTTTTTTAGTAATTAATAGAGCATCCATTAATGGATCTTTGTAATAAGAAGGTGCAAATGGAGACTGTGGATCAAAAGTTATATTTTTATAAACTGTATTTTTACAATATTTTTGTAAAATAGATAATTCACTTTTATAAAAAAAGTTAGGTATGTGTATATATTTTTTATCTCTTATGCTAGCCATGATACTATACTGTAACGAGTTCCTTTTTTTATTGGGTCTATTTTATGAGGATAAATAAAATTACTGGGAAAAAACACAACACTACCTTTTTTTAAAGGACATTTTAAAATTTCTTTATTATGTAGATTATCAAAAAAAGATAATTCTCCACCTTTATATTTATCGTTTAAATTTATAATACAACTTAGTTCTCTAGGACTATTAATAAATGAATCTATATGTGTTTCATATTTACCACCAACTTCATATTTTAAAAGATCTGATTGTAGTAATTTTTGTAGAGTTAATTTAGGAAATTTAGCTAGATAGTTAGGTAATATTTTAAAAATTTCATTACTAATTAATTGTAAAAAAACAAAATCAGACATGTTATTTTTTTTTAAATCTCTATTATTTATTAAAAATCTCCCTTTAACACTTCTTACATCTAACACTGGTTTTTCAGACGACCCTATTGATAAAAAATCAAGTTCTGCGCTGTCTATATAATCTACAATTCTATCTGCTAACTCTAAATTAAATAAACCATCTATTTGAATTATCGCATCTCTAATGTCCATACTTTAAACAATTTCTCCATTAAGTTTATTTATTGCTTTATTTTTTTCCCAATCATTTTTTTCTGCAATATTAAAAATAACATTATATCTAGCAGGTTTATCTTCTGTAATTTGATTCACGTAGTGTTTAATAAGAGGAGGGAAAAAATAATAATCTCCCGGTTCTGGGTGTATTTCTAGTTCTAGTTCAGGAACAATTAATGGCGCTCCTTTTGTAAGATATAAAATTCCATGATGTTCTGGATGTTCATGCATTTTTACAGAATGGTCTTTTTTTAATTCATTTCCCCAGGCATTAGTTACTTCTCTTCTGTCTTCAAAAAACCTTAACCAAGGATTAGTTAATTGAT